AGAATTATTTAGCTCCATTCTTTCTGTAGGACTTAGAGTATTAACATTTACACCTTTTCTACCCATGTCATTTTTTGTTGATGTATAATAGCCTGTTATTGCACCTAGAGAAATATTATTAATATTACCTAAACCTCTAGCACTAGTGGCTACATTTTTACCAACACTATAAATATCAGGACTTAATAAACCAAGTTGCATTCTTCCAATGTTAGCTAAGTTTTTATCCAAGTCATCTAAATTAGTTAATGAACTGTAACTTAATGGGTCTCCTGCAGGATCTACTGCACTTGTTGTAGGTTCTTGATTATCTCCACCATCGGCTACGGATTGTACTTTAGTAGTTCCTGTTGTGACAGGTTTTATATTTAAGTCTTCTTTTAGAGGTTCTATCTTTTCTACAAATCCATCTGCCAATGCTCTATCTATTTCACCCGGTATCAAAGGTTCTCCTGTGGCTTTTATTATGGTTATAGTTTTAACTCTACCATCAGGGTGTGTATATGTTTTTGTTTCCGTTTCAGGTGCTCCTTGTGCAGAAGCTCCTAAAAATTGTTGATAACTAATTGGAGCAAAAGGTTTTGCTGTACCTCTAAATGGTTGTGCCATGCCAACTGTTCTTACATTCGGAGTGTTCACTTGTTGTGTCTGTGGTGGCATCATTTGTTGTGTTTGATTTTGCATATCCATTCTTCCTACAGGTATGCTAGGTGCAACATACGTTCCTGCTTGTGCCTCTACAACACCACCCTCTGCCATCTCTAAGTCATCTACTGTAAATGGAATATCATCAGGTAGTGTAGCTTCATCTGAGTTACCCATCTGACCCATCTCTTCCATCATTTTTAGTCCCTGCTTGGCATCTTGTCTCATCTTCATCAGTGTTT